CGGCGAGCGCCGTGATGGCAACCGCCAGCACCTGCCAGGTCACTTCGTCGAGCGGGTGCCGCTCTTGCTGGCGATCGCCTTCTGCTCGGCCTCGGCCTGCTCGTCGGCCTCCTTCTGAGCCTGCTCGGCCTGCTCGGCTTCCTTCTTCTGCTCCGCCTCGAGCTCCTTCTGCGCCTGCTCGCCATCCTGCTCGGCCTGCGCGACCTGGCCGGGGGAGCGCATGTCGATCCCGATGTGCGCGCCGACGAGTTGCTTGACGCGCTCGAGCTCGGCGGCGGTGTCCTTGGGGACGCGCTCGGGCTTCACCTCGTCGCTGGATGCCTCCTCGCTCTTCTCGCGCGCCTCGGCGATTGCGGTGCTGCTCATGTTCCTCCTCTGCTCAGGGTTTCCATGGCCGGGACCTGCTCCTCGAGCGCCTCGACGCGCGCCTTCAAGGTCGCGATCTGCTCGGCGAGCTCGTCGATCGCCAGCTCGAGGATCGAGTTGTAGCCCTGCAGGAGCGCGTGGCGCTGGTGCACCCAGGTCGCGTCCTTGATCGACGTCAGCGCGAGCCCGCGCCCGATCTGCTCCGGGTCGCGCTCGACCAGGAGCGAGCGCGCCTCGCGGAATGTGTCGCTCGTCATACCTCCACCATCTCCCTTGCGTTGGTTGCGACCAGTGAAGCAAGGTGGCGCATCTGGCTGATCTCCGCCTGCAGCGTCTCGATGTAGCCGCGCTGGTTCGCGATCGTCTGGTCACGGTCGGCACCGGTCTTGGTCATCTTCTCGATCAGCCGATCGCGCTCGGCGATCTCGCTCTCGGCGTGCGTGAGCAGGTCCTGGACGTTCCCCAGGCGGGTGTGCTCGTCCCCCTTGACGAGGCCGAGCGCGCGCGCGGCGCGGGTCGTGCAGAGCCGGCACAGGTAGACGCGCCCGTAGCCGGGCTTGTCCATGAACGTGTCGACGACCGGCGGGCTCTGCGAGCCGCACAGGCACATCGAGGGGAACTGCGCGAGCAGCCGCTCGCCCGACTCCTGCTTCTCGAACTCGACGCTCACATTGCCTCCTGCTAGATTCGCACGGTCGCTTCGGTGACAGACATAAGCTCGAGCCGCGCCCGTGACAGCGGGCGCTGCTCGTTCTAGAGCTGGAAGGCGGGCCTGCGGCTGTCGTGCGCCTGCGTTCGCTGCGCAAGCGCCTGCTGGCGCAGCCAGGCCAGGCGGTCCGCCTCGCTCTCGATCGGCTTCTCGGGCTCGGGGCTCGGCCCGGGGCGGCTCATGGCGCCGTAGCGGGCGGCGGCGACCGCGTGCCCGTGCGCGCCCTCCCAGCGCGGGTCGATCATCTCGCCCGCCCAGCGCCGGTCGACCGGCTGCAGGGGGGCGCTCTTGAGCTGCTCGACGAGCTCGGGGCACTGGCGCTCGACGATGAACCAGCGCGGGCTCCCGAGCTGCCCGCGCTTGGGGTGCCAGTCGGGGAAACGCCTATCCGGGTCGGGCCGCAAGAGCTCTCGCAGGCGGGTGTAGCCGCGGCGCGGCTCGTTGTTCGCGCGCGCGATCGGCAGCCCGTGGTCGGCGAACTCCTGCTCGATCGTCAGCGGCGCGCCGAACCTGTTCAGCGTCGAAGTGGGAGCCGCCAAGCTCGAGGGGTCGCCCCAGCAGACGCTCGTGCGCCACAGCTGGCGCAACTTGCGAACGATAGGCGCCGTCTCGGACGGCAGGCCCGGCCGGTAGTAGGAGCCGAAGGAGAGCAGGTTGCCGTCGTGGTCGACCGCCCAGGCGAGGAAGACGGTCGGGTTGGTGAGCCCGTAGTCCATGCTCTCGAACCGCTCCCAGCCCCTGGGGACCTCCAGATGCTCGACGAGGTGGTCGGGGGTGATCGTGAACGCCGCCCCCTCGAAGGCGCCCCAGTCGCCCTCCAGCAGCTGCTGGCGGATCGTGTCGGGCAGGTGCGAGAGGCTCTCGACGTACTCGTCCGCCTCGAGCCCGGGGTTGTCTGAGACCCGCGCCGGGACGAAGACGACGCCGGGGGCGGGCTCGTCGATGAAGCGGCGCTTGACCCAGCCGTGCCCGACCCCGCCCGGGTTCGAGGCCCAGCGCATCCGCAGCGGCACCTCGATCGCGCTCACCCTTCGCAGGCGGCTGAACAGGTAGCGGTACTGGCTCTCGGAGAACTGGGTCAGCTCGTCGAAGCCGATGAACTGGTACTCGCTCGACTGGTAGCGGTAGACGTCGGTCTCCGACTCGAGGTAGCCGAAGGTCAAGCTGGAGCCGCCCTGGAACGTCCAGGTCTTCTCGCGCTCGTTCCACTTCGCCCGCCCGGTCAGCCACTCCTTGCTGCGGGCCATCGCCGCCCCCCGCAGCGCCAGGTCGCTGAAGCTACGGCGCAGGATCAGCGCCGCGTAGCCGGGCACGTCGACGTACTGCAACGCGGCGGCGAGGATCGCGTCGCTCTTCCCCCCGCCGGCCGCCCCTCCGTAGCCCGCCTCGAGGCAGTCAAGGCAGAGGAACGCCGCCTGCTTCGCGCTCGCCGTCCGCAGGTGCGGCCAGAGGCTTTCCAGGCTCGGCCAGCGGCTCCCCAGAAGCCCCGCCGCCGTCGCCGTCGCCCCCGCTTCGGCCGGCGGCGAGAGCCCCGGAGGACTCGAGAACGCGCGCGATGTCATCGAGAGAAGCGCTCCTGTCCTCGAGGTGCTGAGCCGGCCCCGCCGAAAGCTCGACCTGATGCCTTTCGATCCCTCTGCCCGCCGCATTGGCGGTGTAGCGGTGCCAGTAGACGCGGATCGTGTCCGAGGCGCCCTCGGCGTTCGCCCACTCGTCGAGTGTCCGGTCGGCCCGGTCTGCGCGCGCCTCCCGGCTAAGCGCGAGAAGGCGCTGGTGGCGGAAGTAATCCTGCTTGCGGAAATCGGTCAGCGTGCGGCCGAAGCTCGCCGCCGCCCTGCTCGGCTCGACCCCGTCGTGCAAAAGGCCTTCCAGCCGGCGCCAGTCGCCCTCGATCGGCGGCCCCTTCACCCGCGGGTACGGCTTCGTGAGGTCGATGTCCTTGCGCGGCATTGCTTTGCTCCCGAAAAAGGGCGCAGTCGGCCGGAATCAAGAAACGATGCTAGCGCCAGGCCGGGAAACGGTCAATCCCGGCCGCGACAAGCCACGGCTCGACAAGCTCACCGCGCGCGTCACGCAGCCCCCAGTGGCGCGCCATCCACTCGACCCCGGCTCGCGCCGGGCCGAGCTCCGACCCCGGACGGCGATCGACCACGCGCTCGCGGACAAGCTTGCGCTTACGCCACACCCACCTGCCGCGGCGCTCCACATCGACTAACCAACCGCGCACGTGACGGGCGTAATAGCGGGGCATGCGGGCAAGCAACCGCTCGGCCTCCAAAGCGCCACTCACCGAGCAGGTGCACGAGCGCCCATCACGATGAAACCAACACCCCTCCGCATGAGGCAGAAGCAACACCCCACCCGGCGAACCACCATTGCCGCCGCCGGTACGCAACGGATCCACCGCCTCACGCAACCCCTCGAGGATGACCACGAGCGCCGCCTGGCGACGCGCGGCGCGCACCGGGTCTGTTGGCAGGGAAGGCGACGTTGCCTGAACTGAAGACAAACCATTGGGGATTTTTGGCTGCGGGGTGGAACCTGCGCGGACGACGCGAGGCCGAGTCCGACCGTCCCCCCCGCCACCCCCGGCGCCGGCGCTTGGCTCGCCCGGCTCGCGTCCGTCGTCGCCACGCTCTGCGGGCTTGACTTCTGCGACGACGGCCCGCAGCTGCGCCATCAGGGCGGCCGCTGCGATTGCGAGCAGAGCGAGCATACAACGCGGGATATGCGCATAAACGCGCGGGGTTGTCAAGTGGCCCGCATGGAATGGGGCGAGGCCGGATACCGGTGTTGTCGGTCAGCCCGTGGGCCAGCGGATCGGAGCTCGTGCTTGGTGCTTCCAGGTCTCGACCATCCGGGCACGCAAGGCCTCGTCGCCTGCCCAGGGTTCGAGCAGCGCGCGCTTGCCGAAGATCTCCTCGATGAGCTCGGATTCACTGGGCAGCTGGTGGCCCAGGTTGGCAATCCTCCGCTCGGCCAGGCGGATGGCCTGAGTCTTGCCTGACTCATCGGGCAGTGAGTCAGGCCTGTTGCCTGACCGGACACCTGCAAGGAACCAGCCCGCCGGCGAGCGCAAGCCCTTGCGCCGACCGCAAGCCTCGAGCCAATCCGCTACCAGCGCCTTGTCGGCGAGCTCGACTTCCGCGGCCTGGGCGGAGGTCAGCGCGAGGTCGGCGAGCTCCATGCTTCCTCGTTGTGGATAAGTCCTTCGTGCGTGCCTCGCGCGCGCGACGGCGTACGCCGAAAGTCACCTAAAACACGCTCTTGACTTTGCGTGTCTTTGACTTTGCCTTTGACTTCTCTTTCTTTCTCTACTTCTCGCGAGCGCGCTAGTGCTAGCGGCTTGCTAGCAGAAAACCCGATGAAACCCGCATGGTTGAGCGTTTCGAGTGTTGCCGACGTTACTCTGAGACCGAGCCGGCGCGTTAACGAGCGCGTGTCGAGACGGAGCTGAGCGCGTGCTGAGGCGTACTCGAGCCAGAGGCCGACGAGCACGGCTCGCTGGTGCCCGCTGAGCTCGAGCCAGTTGTCGTCGTGCTGTAGCGACGTGTACAGCTTGATCCATTTGGGCTCGCGGTTGCCGTAGTGCTGGAAGTCGTCCCAGCGGTTCACGACGATCCAGCGCTCCTCGCTCATCGAC